TGCGACAAATTGTAATTATCTTGTTTTGATTTGTTGTGCAATATTGAAATATAATCCACAAGATGATATTATAGGTCTTTCCTGACCTTGTACCACCCTGTTCAACTAAAATCTTTTTATCGTTATCTATTAAATGCTCATAGACAACATTAGTCTTTATCTTTTGCGGAACCAATTATCTCAATTTGAAAGTTAGTCGGCATTCCTTCAACGCCTGTGATTTCTTGACGTTCAACATAGCCCCTGTTTTTTCCTTTTGTCTTTAGGTAGAATATGGTTGCTGCTGTTGAGTTATCTGATATCTGTTTGTGTAACTGGCTTTCGGCAAAGTCTAAAGCTATGTTCTCAATATCCTTAACCTGTTTGGCAAACTCGTCATCTTCATTTAGCCATTTATAGAATGTACTGCGTGGCACATCTGCTTTCTTACAAGCGACTGTGACAATGCCTAAACTTTGTTCTAATGCTTTTAAAAGGCTTTCCTTTTTTATGTGTCTACTTTTGTTCATATTATTTGTCAAATCCACTTAGTGGGTAAAAAATTAAAGAGTTTCTATAAGCGTCCTCATTGTGCTGTATAATCTTAGTCACAGCGTGTATGTTATACCAAGCAGGGTAGACTAAAATACTGTTGTCTGCCTGTTCAAATGTATGGCCAAAATCAGGAACAGATAAAGAACCGCCTTCTGTGTCTTTTCTTTTGGTTAATATCACATTGACTGTGTTTTTAAGGTTGCTTCTATCTTGATGGAATGATGCTGCAATATTAAAATTTGATATGCTACTGGTAAAAAGGTTTCCAAACCTGTATTCAGGTAAAGTGGTTTCCTCTATTAATTTTTTTTGTGCTGCGTATTGTTCAGGCATATATAACTCAATGAGCTTTTCTGCTTCTAAGCAAGACAATAACATAGCTTTTATGAATGTCTTTGCTTTTGGGTTTGTATGTACTGATGAAACAGAATTATAAGGCCGCCGCATATGTGCTTTAGCCAATACCCCTCCAAGGATTGTGCTGTATTGCTCAATTAATTCCTTTTCTGTACCCTTTCTTTTTTCAATTGATTTATTAGTTCCCCTTGGGCCTCTTGCCATTTGTTGCTTTGGCACATTCTTACTTAGGAACTCCTTATTTGCAATGCTAATATATTGCTTTAGCTTGTCAGGTAATTCTGTTAAATAAAACCCTATTACCTTTCCTTCGTATTCTAACAAACAGCTTTCTGTGACAGTTGCAGGGGTAAACCCACAGGCTGAACCTATCTTTGTACTATGCTCTTGTTTTATCAGTTTAAGTGTTTTCATCTTGTTATGATTATATGGCTACCTTTTGGTTCGTTTGGCTTGTCTTTTATTTTAACATTTTTAGGGAATAGGTTTTTCATTAAAGAAACATCTTTTACCTTATCTTTTATTCTATCTTCCGCGCTCCCTAACCCACCTTTCTCATATCTTTTAAAATCTAAAAAGGTGTAATTTAAAATCAAGTTACCACCATATTTATTCAAATGATAAGCCGTAGCGTAATAGTCGGGTATGGTGTTTATTTTATCGTAAAAAGTGAATTTTGTTTTTTTAATAGCGAAACACCTGCCATCTACTAAACCGAATTTAGAATATTTTTTCTTTGCGTAAAAAGGGTTTCCAGTAGAGTTTAACCCAACAAGGTGAATATTCATCTTATCGCATTTCGGTAATATGTTTATTAATTCATTTAAAGGGTATTCTACACTACAATTAACAAATTTATTATTCTCTAGCTTTTTTGCCCCTATTAAATCATCGCTCATAAAAACACCCCATTCACCCTCTTCTAATAGAGATAAACCGTAATTAAAATTATTCTGTATTCCTTTCGGTTGTTTTGATTCAACTAATTCTCCTTGACTGCCTATACAAGTAAACTTATCTTTATTATCGTGGCATAGAACTGTATGCTTTTTAGATATTAGTGTTGAAGTCGTTGCGTTTTTAAACCTATCATAGTACATCAAAAATATTTTCATAATTTATTCTTTTCCTATTTTAAGTGTTCTATAATTTATAATCCTGCATTGCTTTATAAAATAAATCAGGCATATTAACCCCTTGATTTTTTAAGGTTTCATAAAGCTCTTTAATGGCATCAAACTTTTTAGCAGGAAACTCTAGTATAATAGACTTTTTGGTTTGGTCTGACATACTTTCTATTTCATCTTCTAAGTCTACGTCATCTAGTATACTGTAATCAACCTCTTCTTCGGGCTGCCATACATCCATACCCCAGTCTTTTAGTTCTTTTGTGTCCCAAGCGTTGGCCAGTATATCCCAATCCCATTCTCCGAAGCCTACATTGTCTTTAATAACAAATTGTTGTACTTGCTTATCAGTTAAGTTTTCGGCCTTAATTATATACACCTCTTTCAAACCAAGCTCCTCACAGGCTTTAAACCTCATATTACCCCCTAGTATATGCATATCACTATTAACGACGATAGGGCGTAGCTGAAGCATCTCAGGGAACTCCTTAATGCTCTTGACTAATTTCTCAAACTTGTCTTTCCTTATTGAACGAGGATTGTTGGGGTTTGAGAATATTTCGGTAATCTTAACTTTTTGTATCATAATCATATAACGTGTTTAATTCAATTATTTTTTTTGTTTTGTAAATATTAAAAAGAGGGGTCAGCTTGTATTTAACCAAAAGTTTTTCCCTTCAAGGGATTAATTTATAGTGAACCGCCCCTCTCTTTAGCAATGTATAAGGGGAGCATTTTAATCCTTGCCTACTCCTAGCACAAATATTTTCCGCACTCCCCTCATATGTCGTGCACTTACCTTATGTTTTTAAGCCACGTGTTTTTTATTGCTTTTATCTTGCCCTTCATTTCCTGCGTTCTATGTGTTGGAATATCTAAAACAAGGTTCACTAATGGGTTTTTAAATTTATTTTTTAAATCTAAAAATTCTGTTTCCAACCTGACGTATTTTTTTTCTAGGTATTTTATCTTATCAATTTCGTCAAAGGGAACATTGGCTGTGAAGAAGAATTTATCTTCTAGCTTTTGTAGCTTTTTATTATACAGCTTGTAAACAGGGTACATCTTAACCAAGTGCATCGCATTGGCGTGGTCCATATGCTTTCCCTGTGATTGAAAGAAACTGGCTATGTATGTCCACCTCATTTGTAGTTTATCCCTTAGAATAAAACATATCAAAGCGCGGTACTCGACATATTGTGCGGCCCTTGTGTTTCTGTAAACGTCTATACCTGCTAGTCTTTTGACTTCGTTTCCAATTTGTATTGGTGTAGGGTTCTTCATTAATCAATTCTTAATTTTAAAAGGTGGTAACATTCAGCGTATTTTTGCCGCGCTTTCCCCTTGTATTCTTTTTGGAATAGCTCATAGAGCTTCCTTGTGTACTGGTATTTAGTGTAGCAACCTGCAAAGTATTTCTCAGCAAACCTTCTCCCTTTTCCTCTGAAGTAGTTCACGTTATCTATTGTGTCACCCATTATCATTTGCTCATAGAAGTTATACAAAGCCTGTTCTTCGCTTATATCGTAAACCTCTTTATGCTTGTAGTAATAATTGTATATTAAAGCTGGGAATTGTCTGTAGTCTTTATCTATTGATACTATCATTACTTCGTCACGGCCTATGTCTTTAGCGATGTTGTACCAATACCTAGCCACCATATCGTCAGTCTCGACCCCATATCCATAAATACTATCGTACTGTTTTTTAACGTAGCCGTGCATTTCGTTTAACAAAGGCGGAAGCTCAGTCTCTTTTCTATTGGCTTTGTATTTTTTTGTTATTAGTTTCCTGAAATTACCTTTTGAACCGCTAAACGTAAGAACCTTATCAATGGTATACATTACCTCTAAGTGATTTACAATAGCCATAAATTGTTCGTCAAACTTATTACGAGCAAACGATATGTCTGAATAGTATGGGTCATCGTCAAGGCTTTCCCTTTTTTTATAGCAACTGGCGAAGATTAAACTGTCCGCATCTACTAGCAGTATCATAATTCTTTTAACTCATCTTTAATACGTTGCAATGTGCCGTCTTGCATTTTAATTTGCTCGGAACAAACAAGGCTTATTATCGCAGGTAAGTCTTGAAATAATTGGTCAACCGCTATTGTTAGCCATTGGTCATTTCCGTATGCTATGGAAAGTTCACCATCCGCAGCGTGTAAGCTGTGAGTTTCCCCTATGTATGTATGTTTTTTAGATGATTCTAAACTCTTTTCAGATTGTTGTAACTGATGTTCTAAGCGAATTAATTCTGCTGTTAAATCGTCTACTAGGCTCATACTATGTAAGTTTTATGGATAAATTCAAAAAGTTTTTAGGCTTACCTGTGTCCTGTATTTGGTATGTGATTATCACATCTGTAATACTTGGGTCAGCTTCTGTGTGCAATTCTATTTGTTCTTTAATATAAAGAAGTGATTCGTGGCCTATTTTCATATCAAATGAGATAACGTCCTTAACATTTCAAGGCGATATTTTTCTGAAACTCCCATTTCCTGATTATAGCTATCAATTGCATCTATAAATTCCCAGTACTGAAACCCATATTCTTGCAACTTTTCTTTTGCTGCTTTCCAGTTACCATCGTAGGTGTCTTTGTAAATCTCAATGGCTTGTTCTTGCGTTCTGTATTCCATTTATTATTTATTTAAACTATTAAAAAGTGATTCCATTTTGCTGATAGTGGCTTGTAGCATTTGTTTTTCTTCATCACCTTTAAGGTATAAAGTTTCTAAACCCATTAGCTCACCAATAATTTCACCATATGTAAACGCGTCTTTATTTGTCATTTGTTCTATTTTTTAGTAATTAATACTTGTTTAACTTGGCTAATAATAATTAAATCTCTTTCTGAAGGATAATTGTCTTGTAATAAGTATAAGTAATCGAATAAATCTTTTGTATCCCAATTTTTAAAAGTTTCTACTGTCGTCATTTGTTCTATTTTTTAATGGGGCTTTTTACACCCCTATTTATTTATCTAAAATCTTTTTTAAACCAAACTTTTTCAGGTTTATTGTTTTTATCTTTTTTTTGACTAACTATATAGTAAACCCCAACTTGAGTAGAAGTATAAATACATATTTCTGATAAATCTAATTTTTCTTGTATTGCACATTCTAACATAGCAGTTCCCATTATAAACCATTGGTCAGATAATTCTTGAGAAGAAAATTTAATTGAGTTTGTCATTTGTTTTGTTTTTAATTATACTTAAATATACAACGAATATCATTATAAACAAAAAATTTAATAAGTTTTATTTAGAGAAGTTTATATTTATCACAACAGCACCGTTTTCTTCTAGTAAGTAAACCTCTTTTAAAAGTTTCTTTTTAGTCCACATTGTAGTATCAGGGCAATACTTTTTTACTGGCTTAGGTAGCTTTAATGTGTTTAGGTAGTAAAGGAAGTTACCTTTAGGGTCAAAGACATAAAATATTTTGATAATATCCTTGTCTAACATCATTAAGGAATCATACTTATCCTTTTCAAGCATTTTAGTATCGTAGTGTTTATTGCGAAACTTCATTTCTATTACGCAATCAAACCCTTTTGGTGTTTTACCTTTGGCATCATAACGAGAAAAGCCTTCACCTGACCATTCTAAATCCCAGCCTTCTGAGTTAAGAAGTATGACAACCGCCTTTTCCCATTGGTTAACTTTCTTTATCCCCATTTCTAGTGTAAGCCCAAACTAAGTTTAAATCTTTAATCCATTTGTTTATAGTCTTCGGTGAGCAGGTACAAGGCTTATAGAAACTATGATTGAAATATCGCGAGTGTAGGTTACAAACCAATTCAAATTCTGTTGGGCTGATAACGTCCTTGTTTTCTCCCAACCTAAACTGTTCCCAATCTTTGTAGTCTGTTTCATTGTATTTTACCATCTTTTAATTTTTAAGTCGTTAAGGTTTTTTCTTCTTTTGTCACAGTTGCATTTTGTACCCTTAAAAGAATGATAGGTTTCAACTAGCAGTTTAATACCTGTGTACTTTGTAATGTAATAAATAATGTCCCCTAATTTCATCTTGAAAATTTATTTAATTTATTAATTGGTAAAACAGTCGCATTTGCTTTCTCAAATTTAAACTGACCAAAATCTTTTCCTTTTGCTACATACTCACCTTGAGTAAAAAAATCTTTACAACCTATCCAACCAAGAACCCAACATTTACTGTAATCTTTTAATATTCTTAGAAAAATATAATAATCAGCTTTTTGTTTGTGTACTTCATTTATAGCGTGAGAATTAACAGTACATAAGTAATTATCTAAAGGCTTAAAATTGCAACTGATAGTTTTTACTTCAAGTTTTTTGTTTTTATTAGAAATCAAATCATAATCAAAATCATCAATATCATTCTTGATGTTTAAAAACCTCATTACGATGCGCTCTCCGATATAACCTTCTAAAATTCTTTTTTTTTCATAACCGAATTTACTAGGGTTTGAATTTGTAATGTCGTGAAGGTTATCCAATTTTTTATAAGCATATTGAATGTCCTTATCTTCTATTAAGTATTCAATCATAACAGCTTTTTTAATTTGGCTTTTACATTCCTGTAAGTGTTGTACAAGATAGAGTAAGATATTTTTGATTGCCTTGACAGCTCCGCAATGCTCTCGCCACCATTGGCTATCTCAAAAACTTTTCTATTCCACCAATGCATCTCAGATAATTCTTTCTCAATTATTTTATAAGCATCTTCATAGTTTACGTCATTATGAGCGTACTGGCTGTCTCCTGTGTCTTCTATGTGTTTTTCTAACTCTATTATAATAATTCCCTTTTGCCTTCTTTTTAAATCGTAGAATAAACTCTTTAAGGTCTTAAAAATATAATAATAATTTATTTCATCTTCATACATTATATCCAACCCTTTTTCTACTTGTAGTTGTATCTTAATGTACATCTCTTGTGTAATGTCTTCAGCCACCCTCCTAGTACAACCAAAGGTTGAAACAATATCAATCCAAGTGTTGTGCTTTTTAGCAACTAAAATCATTACTTTTTGGCTCATTTTAAAGGGTCATATAAGTTTTCTACTATAACAGGTAATCCGCGTTCGTTAACTTTAAAGCTAAATGTTTCAAAGGCGTAACCCCTGCTCCTTTTACAATTTACAGTTATCCAATCTTTGTTTGCGGTGTTAGCCTCTAACTCTATTTGGCATTCTGTTTTCTTTTCTAAGAAGCTACCTAAGTGGCCAGTCATTTTAGCAGTTCCGTAATTATGATGAATCACACAAATGATGTGGCATTTATATACCGCGCTCCATTGCATAAGTTTTTGAACCGTTGCATTGCTTTCTTCTATATTGTTTACATCACTAACCAAATCGGCAATGCCATCTATTATAACAAGAGAGGGAGTATTTATTTTTTTAGATAGGTAGTATTCAATAAACTCTAAACGCTGCTTATATGAAACAGAACGCAGCCCAAAGGTGTGATAGATGTTTGGGTCAATGGTAGAATCCATATCGTAAACCCGTTTAAATACTTTTTGACAATGCCATAATCCCTGCTCAGTATCAAAGTGTACGAGATGCCCTTTGTCTCTGTGGCCTTTAATATCTCCCCCGTATATGTTTTGGCCGCTTAAATAAACAGAAGCCAACAAGGATATGAAGAATGTCTTCTTAGTCTTAGGTGGTGCGCTTACACAACTGAAGTTTCCATATGTTCCTAAAGGTATAGGCAATAATGAATCCCCTTTTGGGTTTTTAATTAGTTTCTCACCAAAGGATAAAGCAACTGGTGGATATTCAATAGGTATTGAGGTGTCAACAAAACAATCATCCTCAATATTTTGCATTAGTATTTGGTGTGGTGTGCGTGTAAATAGTGTGTCTGTCATTATATAAATATAAAAAAAAAGGGGTATGAATTTTAAGCCCATACCCCTTCCTAGTGAATAAAAAGTTTTTTAGAATGGCAAATCTGCGTCTTCTACTTGTAAGCTAGGTTTAGCTTGTTCAACTTTTTCTTCTCTTTCGGCTAGTGAAATAGTTCCACTTGTGCCTTGTGCATCTTTAATCCAAACAACTTTACCGTTGCCTAAATAAGATAATTGTTTACCTGCATCTTTTTCTTCTTTGCTTCTTGCATCTGTTACCGATACATTGTTGCCATATCGTGTTTCGTCATTGATAGAGATGGTAAAATTATACCATACAGCCCCATCCTTTCCTGCTACGAATTTTTCCTTTGGCAGTTTGGCAATGTTGATTGATGCGTTAATGATTGCTCCCATAATTTATTGTATTTATTTAATTATTTCTTAAAACTATCTGATTCGTCTTCTCCAAAAACCCCAAGCTCGTAAAAACCTGTCAGCTTTAATACTGCTCGTGACATAGCCCTTTTCTCTGCCATCTCAGCGACGTACCAACTGTTACAGTTTCCGTCCTTAAAGTTAGTGCCTTTTAACGCAGAACCAAAGGTTTGTATTTTCTTACCTTCTTTTTCTGCATTGGCTTTAAAGACCGCAAAGTTTGGTTCACATTGTATAACATCGTAATCAATAGATATCTGCTCAACGGCTTGTATCTTGTCAATTCCTGTTCTAGTTATAATAACATAATGTTGATGCTTGAATACATCGTCTGCGGTTAGGTCGTACTTTTTGTACAACTCTACGAGTTTATTTCTGTCCATCCTACTGTTTGATTAAAGTGAATATTAGCAATGTCTTGGTGTAAATTTTCTACTTGAGCTTCTAAGAACTCACAATGAGCTACAAGGTCTTTTACCTGTTGACCATCTTCAAGCTGGTCAATCCTTTTCATTAAAGCTCTAATTCTTTCGTTCTTGTATTCGTGAGTACGATAAATATCAGCCATTATTTAATATTTATTAAGATGGATTTTCTTTTGTCTATTTCCTGATAAATAGCCATTTGTTTAAATCCGTTAGAATTTTTTGTGGCCCAAATTAACTGCTCTTCCAGTTGTTTAATCTCTTGCCGTAGCTTTTTGTCTTGTGTCAAATCCTTCGGATTATTTACTGTTAGAATTTCTCCGTCTACAATTTTGGTTGTAGTACCATCGTTCCAATTTAATTGCATTAGTGTCTGTTTTTAAGGTTATTACTTCAACAAATATAAACAAAAAACTTAACA